TTATTTTGTACTTACTAACCCACATTATATGTACAACTTTAAAGGAGAACCTATTTGGGAAATAGAAAAAGCAGACCCAGACTTTTATAGGAGTATATTTGAAATATTTGCAGATAAAATAGATACAGAGTCTAAAAAGAAACCAATAGTCTTACGAGACTTTTTTACAGATACATATTACAACGGAGTGTATGATGAAACAAAACAACAATTTGACGACAGTTACCCACTCACGCCCACAGGCAAGAGTAGTATTAACGATTTTCTTAGGTCTCATGGTCGCCCTACCATGGATTTTGTTCCAGATGCTCGTGTCGTGTTTGATCCTAGTAGCGACAAAGGTGTTGACTTGGAGACCATTCCATACTCAGTAAACTTATTCAGACGTACACCTTATATGTTACGTGCAGAAGAAAACGTAAAAGAATTATCGTACGGTGAAGCTATCCAGGTTGCAAAGATTGCACCGAATTTCTACAAATTAGCCATGCACGCGCTTGGTAATGGCAAACCAGAGTTTGAACATTTTATAAATTGGCTTGCGTACATTTACCAGCATAAAAAGAAAACAATGACTGCGTGGATATTTACTGGTATACCTGGCACTGGTAAAGGTTTACTTATTCATAAAGTACTAAAGCCTTTATTCGGTGAACAACAAACACCTATGAGAGCTTTAGAAAATATAGAAGAACAATTTAACTTATATATGAGAACAGCATTGTTTCTTGTAGTTGATGAGTTTCGTATGGCTGATTCAGGATCTGTAGGTCGTATGGCCGACAAACTAAAACATCAGATTACAGAACCTAATCTTACCATTAGAGCAATGCGTACAAATCAAATTGAGCTGCCGTCTTTTACAAACTTTATTTTTCTTACAAATAGAGCAGACGCAGTCAAGATCGAAGACAGCGACAGAAGATACAATGTAGCACCAAGACAAGAACAAAAAATAGAAAACGTGCATCCAGAGCTCTTAGAAAACTTGTCCGCATTAGAACCAGAGTTATATATACTCGCCGGTGTATTACAGAAATTTGTGGTAAATGAACGTATGGCTCACACAGCTTTAGAAAACGATGCGAAGAAAGAAATGAAAGAAGTATCTATGTCTATTCTTGAAGAGTTTGCAAATGCAATACGTACACGTAACCTTGAGTATTTTACAGACGTGTTAGATATACCACTTGCAAACACTTTTGATGCAGGTGGTATTAGTACAGCACAAAGATATTTAAAAGATTGGTTAGCTAGCGCAGGACAAGAACAAGTTATACCATTAGCTCATTTTAAAGTAGTGTATGACGTTCTTACTGACAGTCGTAATACTTTGTCACAACGTGAGTTTTCTAAACGTATGTCCAGGTTAAATATTAAAACCGCACGTAAACGTATAAGTAGAGATCGTGCAGCAGGTATCCCCCGTGGGGTTGTGTTGACATGGAAAATAGACAATAATGTATTACAACAGTTAATAAAAGAACATTTTGACGAAAGGGATTTAAACTTATTAGATAATGGACAATCTAACGCAACCCAATCGTCCAGACCTAATAGCAGCAGTTGAGGTCACGGAGGATATCGAACTGGGGCTAGTACCCGCATGGTCATACTCCGCCTTAAAAACATTTGAATCTTGCGCTTATCGCACTTATATATCTAAAGTAAAACGAGTTCGTGAAGAATATGGACCAGCTGCAGAGCGTGGTACACGAATACATGATGAAGCTGAACAATACGTACGTAGCGAAATGTCTGAGTTGCCAGAATCACTTAAGAAATTTTCACAAAAATTTTCAGAGCTAAAACAACTTTTTGCAGATGGAAAAGTACAAACTGAAGGAGAGTGGGGATTTACTGTTTCTTGGGAACCAACAGGTTGGATTTCTCCTGACACTTGGGCTCGTGTAAAATTAGATGCACTTGTCTGTGAAACTGACACATCAGCTAGAGTAATAGATTACAAAACAGGTAAACAATTTGGTAATGAAATTGCGCACAGCCAACAAGCACTTATCTATGCTATAGGTACGTTCTTTATGTTTCCTGATTTAGAAATAGTAAACACAGAATTATGGTATTTAGATCATGGCACTACTATGGAGCAAACTTATACGCGAGATGAAGCTATGATCTTTATGCCTAAACTTCATGAGCGAGCAGTAGCTATGACTACAGCTACTAAATTTCCACCTAACCCTAGTAATTATAATTGTAGGTGGTGTTCATTTGGTAAAGGACCAGAACCCCATTGTGAATGGGGAATATATTAGTTATAATAAATAAGTTGTACTCACCCAACTAACACAGAGTACTACGGAGAATGAAAAATGAACGATGTTACAACCATCCCTGCGCCTTATGCGCATCAAAAAACAACTACAGATTTTATAACCAACACTAAAACGTGTTTGATTACATCTGACCCTGGTACTGGTAAAACACGTGCAGTACTAGACGCTCATGTTATACTTGGAGGTAAGACATTAGTCTTAGCGCCACTTTCAATATTGGAAGCCGCATGGGGAGAGGACATACATAAGTTCCAACCCAAAATAAAATATGGAGTAGCTTATGCAAAAAACCGTAAACAAGTATTTGAAGATAATGAAAACGAAATGGTCATTACTAATTTCGAAGCCGTTAACTTTTTACAAAAAAATACACAATACTGTAAGCAGTTCGATACAATCGTTATTGATGAGTTTACCGCTTTTAAAAATCGGGAAGCCAAGCGCAGTAAAAACCTCAAAAAAATTATCTCATATTTTACTAATAGGGTTGCCATGTCTGGTACTCCTAATAGTAATACTATTCTAGATATCTGGCACCCAGCGCTTCTCATTGATGATGGGAAGCGACTAGGTACTAGGTTTTATGCTTTTAGACATCAAGTTTGCACACCAAAATTTAATGGTTTTGCTAACGAATGGATAGACAAACCAGGTATAGAAGAAGCAGTAGCAGATAAACTTTCTGATATATCTATACGTTTTGCACTGTCTGATTGTATAGATCTACCAGATAATATTGTACGTACAGTTAATACTAAGTTAACGCCAAACATACAAAAACAATACAAAACACTAGCTGATGAATCAGTCTTGTATACCAAGTCTGGCACAGTAAACGCTGTAAATGCAGCCGCCCGTGTCAAGAAGTTACTCCAACTTGTTACGGGCGCAGTGTACGATGAAGATGGTGTAGTGCAGTTTGTACACCAAGAAAGATACGACATTGTTATGACACTTGTCGGACAACGGGCCCACAGCCTCGTAGCATTCAACTGGAAACATGAACGTGATGCATTAGTAGAATTAGCTAACAAAGAAGGTATTACATATGAAATAATCGATGGTTCGGTTCCTGCTGAGAAGAGAAAAGATATAGTTGCACGATTTCAAGCTGGACAGATTAAAGTTTTATTTTGTCATCCACAATCTGCATCTCATGGACTTACTCTTACAAAAGCAAACACTGTAATTTGGTGTTCACCAACGTACAATGCTGAGCACTTTCAACAATTTAACCAGCGTATATACAGAGCAGGTCAAACACAAAAGACTGAAACAATACTTATTCAAGCCAGAGGCACTTGGGAACCTGAGGTATACAAAAAACTCAATACCAAGTTAGGTCGTATGGAAAACTTATTACATATTCTTAAGGAGATATCATGAAAAAATTAAATGATTTATTATCAGAAGTAACTAAAGTAAGAACAGAAATAAAATCTGTACAAGCTGAAGAAAAACTTCTTAAAACACAACAACGCGAGTTGGAAAGTCAAATATCTATTAGAATGCAAGAGCAAGGGCTCGATAAAATTTCTAATGATGTTTGTACAATCTCACTTAAAAATGAGATTGTGCCTACTGTAGAAGATTGGGACGCGTTACATCAACACATTATTGATACAAATCAATTTGAGTTGTTGCAAAAACGTATGTCTGCAACCGCCTACAGAGAACTTATAACTTCTGGTATGGATGTACCGGGTGTTAAAAGTACGGAGCTGACTAGAGTTAACTTTAGATCAGCATAATTATAATTAGATGAAAAAAGGAGAACGTTCGATGTCTAATGATATAAGTATAGTGACAAGTGAGATGCCTGCTCACGTTAAACAAGGCAACAATCTGGGTAATGAAAACATTAACTCAGAACATTTGTCTACTCCACGTTTGAAACAGCTACAGCAGTTATCAAACGAAGTAGATGAAAACCATAGTGAATATATAGACGGCGCTAAAGTTGGCGACTTTATAAACACTGTAACAAAAGAAAGCTACGGTAAAGAACTTTACGTAGTCAACGTACACTTCAGAGAAGAGTATGTTGTATGGGTAAAAAGAGAAAAGGGTGGCGGCTTAGTAGGTACATTTCCTACACAAGCAGAAGCTATTAAGTATCTTGAAGATGGTGGTAACAAGGTTGAAGACCATGAAATCACACAAACTCAAACTCATACTTTGTTAAAAATAGATGAAAAAACAGGTGAAGTATCAGAAATACCTTTCTTGTTTGATTGTGCTTCTTCAAAGCTTAGAGTATCTAGAGAATGGAATACTCAAATTATGAAGTTAGGTGGCGATAGATTTGCTTCTCTTTGGAAGCTTGCTTCGGTATCAACTGCTAACAAAGCTGGACAGAAGTTCATGAACATATCTGTTTCTAATGTGGGTTGGCTAAAAGAAAGTGCTTACGAAGTTGCAAAAAGTTTTTATGAAAAGACTTTTGCTACTAAAACTAAGTAATTACTTTTCGTACGGGTGCGACATATACTGTCGCATCCAAGTACGTATGTTATACTCCTTGAGTGAAAGAAAAGGAGTTCATAAACAAAGTGCATAAACACTTATCTAAAGAAGTTTATCATTGGAAGATTAATGATCCTTACCATGGGGGTGTGCCAGACACTTATTATTCAGGACCTAACGGTAATTGTTGGATCGAATATAAGTATAAAGAAAACTTGCCTATAAAATTTAACTCTAAAATAAAAATTAACTTATCAGAACAACAACGCATTTGGTTAACACGCCAAAAAGAACATAATATATTTACGTACGCAGTATTTGCATCTGGAGATCTTGTGTACGTAATAGAAGATTTTACAGTTAAAGAAATTACTTTAAAAGAATTTAATAAAAAAGCAGTGCCTTTTAAAAATTTTATAAAAGCACTTACAAAACATTGTTTAGGAGACACAAAATGACAGACATGGTCAACTCACCACCCCATTACAACATGGGCGGTATAGAATGCATAGATGCAATAGAAGCTAGTATGACACCAGAAGCCTTTAAAGGTTATTTAAAAGGTAACATACAAAAATATATGTGGCGATATGAGGCTAAAAAAGGCGTAGAAGATCTTAAAAAAGCAGAATGGTACCTAAACAGACTACTTAAAACCTTAAAAAAGACCAAAGTAGTGTAAAAGCCACGGAGACGCTCTCTATTGCATTTTAAGTATTTTTGATATCAGCACAAGGACCATGTGCTTAAAACGCATTACAATAAATACTGTGAGGTCATTTTCTTGGAAATGACCTATTTTTTGATCTATGTTGTAAAACTACATTACTTCGTGAATTATTAGCAGGATTTCCGTCTACATGATGAATATCAATATGACTTCCTTTTCTAACCCTACCTTCTCTTAACATTTGCCTACGTATTTTATTACGTTGAGCACGTCTTTTTTTCTGTGCAGTACTACCTTGGTAGTTATCGTATTCTTTTCTATAATTTCTAGCCATTTATATAGTATACACCTTCAAAGCTTTTGCTTTACCTTTTACTTTAATAGTATCGTGTAAGACTGCAGTTGGTATTTTTTTTGCTGTACGTTCTCCAATTAATATATCTACACCTGCTTCTTTAGTTGCACTCTCTAATCGTGCCGCTGTATTCACAGCATCTCCTATTGCTGAATAGTCAAATCTTGTATTACTCCCCATATTACCAATTACTGCTTCTCCAGTATTTATACCAATACCAATTGCTATAGGTTCGGGTAATTCTTTTTGCAGCGCTTTTATTGCCGTACGCATATCTTGGCCACAGGCGACAGCACGTTTTTCATGTTCATCAATCATTAGGGGGGAATTGAATATGGCCATGCATGCGTCGCCTATGAACTTATCTACCATACCGCCGTGTGCCTGGATGCATGTAACTTGCGCGGTAAGTACTTTATTCATTATTTCAGTCACTTGTTCTGGTTCTAACTTTTCAGATAAATTTGTAAAACCTCTAACGTCAGTAAATAAAAACGTGCAAGTCCTACGTTCTCCTCCTAACTTAAGTAAACTAGGATCTTTTTGCAATCGTGCAACTTGCCTGGGGTCCAGGTAGTGCTCGAATTGTTTTTTAATTAACTGTCGTAGTTTAAACTGTTCATTAAACCTTAAATAGAATTCTTGCACAGATATAAGCACCATTGATACTAAACTGTAACTAACATCTATAAGTATATTAGATGTAATTAAATACCAACCACCGACCGCGGTCATAGATCCAAGGCCCACGATTCCTACAACAGTACCAACTAAACCAAATACACGTACTATAACTATAGCTAATATAAGTACTGTTACTAATATAAGTAATTCATATAATAGCGCAATGCCTGGTATTGCTGGCACATCTACCGTCATGCTTTCAGCTAACGCGGCTTGTATATGGTGGGGGTACAACAACCCAACTGGCGTAGCTATTTGGGGCATTACACCTTTTGCACTCACACCTACAAACACAAACTTATCACGTACATTCATTTCATCCAAAGTAGTGCTCGGAGTATCTATCCAAGATACCCAACGCCTGCCTATTTCATCTACTGGTATTTCTGCATAATCTGGCACAGTAAGTTCTTCAATCTGCCCTTGCTGCCCTTTGATAATGTACGTATCCGCACCTGCAATCATTTTAATAACTTGTATACCAAAAGACGGAGTCCAACCATCTGGTGTCTGAAGTAGTAAAGGTAAACGTCTGACTAAATTATCTACATCGGTACGTGCAACTGCCAGCCCCTGGTAAGTTGAGTTTGCTAGCACGGACACATTCCCTATTACTCCTTGTGAGTCAATACCTTGTATAGGTATACCATCTCCTAATATAACTGTGCCTGTAGTTGGTGCGTAAGAACTGCCTCCTTCAAACGTAGCAATAACACTCGGACCTTGTAATAAAGCATCTGCAAATGCCTCATCTCCACCGAATCTATCTGCTTGTGGAAACGCAACAACCCAACCTACACCCAAAGCTCCTGCATTTAACAAGTCTAATTGTATTCGTGCAAGGTCTTGTCGCGGGTAAGGCCATCCGCCCGCAAGTGCTACATCTTCTTCTGTTATATCTAAAGTTACGAACCAGCCAGATGGATCTGGTGTTTGTACGAATGCGTCAAATGTTTTTAATTTAAGGATTTCTAATGCTTGCCAGTTAAACAACAACGGCATGCATAGTATTGGTATACTAAGTAACGAAATCCATTTCTTCATCCTGACCCCTGTGTAATCCTTATGGTAGAGTCCCCCCCACCGTTTATTAACACTTGTTGTGTTTTACCATCCTGTAATAATATTATAGTATAGCCTTGCGATATGTTTAGGGTCAACTTAGTAGATTGTGTTACTGCTCTTTCTAAAATAATACTTTCATCTTGTTTAAAAGTTGTAATCTGAGTAACTAAATCTTGTCCAAAGTTTGTGCCTTGTAACAATGTACCTGTAGTTAATGCTTGATCTCCTAAAGTATCTAGCTCTTCTATAACTTCTAATAAATCTTCAAAAAAATTAACATCTAAATAATTTATATCAAGCTCACTAAATTCAAGCGAGTCTTCTGCTAGATAATCAAACTCTAAATCCTCAAACTCTAAATAGTCTATGTCTAAAATTGCTCCAGTATTTCCGGACGTTGTGGATGACTCTGTGGATAACTTTGATTCGTCCGGGGGGCTAACAATCAACATATTGTCTATAATGTCTAACGTTAAATCTAATATAACAGGCTTGCTTGGAGCATTTTCAAATACATTAACAGTCGTAGCTTCATAAGGTCTGTTTAAAGTAACCGTACCTGCAGCAGTTGTAACAAGTATTTCGCCACTAGATAAACCATTAGCATCAGGCAATAGGATAATAAGTGAACGTCCAAGTTCGTCCACAGTACACGTAAAATCAGTCCCACGGATTGCAATGTCAGCTGTAGGTGTAGAAAGTTTTATGTTTCTTTTATCAATCTTGCCTAATTTACTGCTTACAAATCTAGCCGTACCGCTAGCAAATGTCATAGCCATTTTACCTTTTGAAGGATCAGGATCGTAAATGTATTCAGTTATGACAAGTTTAGAATGTTCCGTTAGACGTACGATAGAATCGTCCAGGAATGTTATGCCCACACGTCCGTTAGTTGTACGAACGTCATCCATTTGTTGGATGTCAAAATCTAATTCAGCGCCGTAAGGTTGGTCTCTTAAGACGCTAGCAGTCCCTTTTAGTTCAGAAATATCTCCAATATTAACAGCTTGTGCTTGTGCCTTGGTCGTTTTGAATGACGCAAACAGTACCACTATTACCGTTAGATATAATTTTAAGCCAGTCATTGTCTTGGGTACTCAGTTGTTTAATATTAAAAGTTCTGCTGTTACCTGTTTGGTCAAGGTAAAAATATCCGCCTGCATAGCCTGAACCATCAAATGTAACATTGTTAGAATCACCATCTACATCTACATAAGATGTAGCACCATCGTAGTTAATATCAAAATCAAATGTATTACTAGAACCATTTATAATCCAATCTAAGTCTAAATTACCAGTTAAAGCTGCCGTACCTACGTTTAACGTAAAATCATTGCTGTCTCCTGTAGCATCTATATTAAGATTACTACCGTCAGCTCCATAGGTATTAGTAGGGTCTACTTGAATTGTAAAGTCATTACTGTCTCCATCAAACTCAAAAAAACCTGTAAAATTGTCAGCTAAAATATCCCCTAAAAACGTATTAGAACTACCTATTTGATTTATGTCTAAAGTCATAGTAGCGCCATCAAGGTCAAGAGCAGTCATACTACCAGCAGCAGCGTTAAGCCCGCCTATGATATTACCAGAACCAAGTTGTTCTAAGTCTAGGTTTAAAGTAGCACCAGCTTGATCTACGTATATTTCGTTATCAGCCGCGTACAGAGGCGACACAATCAGCATCGCAATCAATAGTTTTGTATTTTTCATGTATACTCCAATAGCCTGCTTCTGTACCCTCCTTAATTATTTGCAGGACTGCTGTTTCTATGGCGGCCCTTAAAGCCAATCCTCCGGACTCGTTTCTTACAACACCACTTTCTATCTCGACTAATTCTGTATTATCAGAAATAAATCGAAAAACATCGTTACTTAATGAGGCACTTAGTATCGTTTTAGTTACCAGTGTCTCTAGTAAAACTTTTCCCGTTGTAACAGATACCAACCTAAGCTGCACTGTTACTGAATCTCTTCTATACGCTTTGGTTGCACCTAAGCCTAAATAACGTGCTCCAGCACCGCCAGACGTAACGTTACTTTCATATCCTATCACACCTCCCTCTATAATTAAACCTGCGAACAAGAGGGCCCCTAGTTCCTTAGCATCATCTTCTTTTTCTCTAGTGCTTCTTATAATTTGGCGTTCTTTAGTTAAGTTATCTAAACCTACCCTTTCAACTACAGTAAAAAACCCCCCGTGTTCAGAACCTGCTTTATGTAAAGCTCTTATTAAATAAGCACTTGGTAATTGGGTTATTGCAGTAGAGAAAGAAGCGTAGCTTGAATTGCTTAATCTTTGGCCTGTTTGGTCTGTAAAACTTGTAGGATAAACTGCAACTACTGGTTTACGTGTTGGCACCCCAATAGAAGAAAGATTAGATACTGCGAGTGTTTCTACCTCTGCTTTTTCTATTTTTTTTATCGGGCCTATATTATTTTCTATGGGGTCAAATACTAAGGACGCACAACTAGAAAGTAAAACTACCGATAGGAATTTGAATAATTGTTTCATTGCCGTCCGAGTCCACCACAGTTAGCGTTATTATACCGTCTACTACACTATAGGTAATTGTATTACCTTCTAACTCAATTGTACCATTATCGCTTGGAGTCTCGCCAAACAAAGCTTCTACAAGTTGTCTAGACAACTGTGCATAAATCCTAGACTCTAAATTACGGACAAATCTAGCAAGGGTTGTGTTCTCTTTGTCTCTTTCTATTTGGTCTTGCAAAGCTTTTAATTCTGCCTTTATAGACATTTTTCTAGTGTGTTCAACATTATCTATTGTTAAATAATGGCTAGAAGTATTCTCTCCACTAAAAGAAGGAGACTTAAATTTATGAGTCATTTGATCTGCTTTTACATTTATAACAAAAATGCCTACAGCTAAAATAGCTCCTATAAACATTATTATTTTTAACATAAGTACTTTGTCTGCTTCTTCTTTTTGCAGTTGTTTTTTAGTCTTTCCTTTGGTCATCTCTATCCGCCTTAGCAATTTTATTGCTATCTATAAGTTGAGGTACGCCAAGAATAGTTTTAATCAAAGTGTCTTGTCTTATGATTTCATTATCTAAACTACGTATTCTGTCTATTAATGCTACTAAAATACCGTGTTGAGAGTCAAGTTTCGTGCCAAGTCTCTCTTCAATTGCTTGTATTTGTCCGGCTACCTTTTCGTCAACTACATCTAGTTTTTGTTCCATACCGTCAACAATACGCATAATTAATTTATAAATAAACCACCCTAGGCCTAGGGCAGCTGCTATAGGAAAACCAACCTCTTGTATTACGGTAACTGCTGATTCCATCAGTCTTGTTTATTGGAGGCCCCAAAATAAAATGATATTACTGCAGATGCTAGGCCACCGAGATAGCCTAAGACCAAATTAATTAGGGCCTCACTGTTCTGTTCTGGTGGTTGGAGAGTTACGAGGAAGATATAACCAAGGAAACCACCAACCATAGCTACACCAATTATTCTAGCAGTCCAGTCTTTACTAAAAGTTTTTCGTGCATCTTGTTTTTCTTGTGTTTCTAGTTTGTACAGATCAACGTCAAGCTCTTTCATCTTTGCTTCAAAGTCTTTTTCTGCTTTCTTTATTTCTAGGAGTTGCTCAGGTGTAGCAGTCGCAATAGCTTTTTCTAATGATGCAGGGTTATTATCTACCCCTAAAATTTTTGATATAACATCTCCTGCCATACCACCTAATGGCCCGCCTAATGCAGTTCCTAATGTTGGAGCAACGCTTCCTATTATATTACCCAGTAACTTCTTCATATTTCCCAAGCTCCAATAGTTTTTGTTTATTTGCTAAATGTTCTGATTCTATGTCGTCTTTGCTTTGTCCTGTGTAGGCAACAGCAAGATAATTGTCAATCATTGCTTGGTTTAGATCTACGTCATCTGCAACGATAACGCCTAGAACTCTACCGAACTTCCCTTTCTTGTCTAGTTTTGTTTGTATTTTTAAATCATCAGCGTGCAAAATAGCATCTGATAAAAACTTTCCTGCTAGTTTACCTCTAGCTTTTTCGTCGAGGTCACGTGTTCGTGATTCTGGTGTATCTATGCCATAGAGTCTGACACGGGACTTATAAACTATATCAAACCCTAAGTCTATTTCGGCATCTACAGTATCTCCGTCTACTACCCGGGTTATTTCACACCTATATTCGTACATTACTTACCAACTGCTTTTTGAGCTTTCTTATGAGCAGCAGTAAATGTGCTACCTTTCATCATAAGATTCTTCATGTACTTCATATGTTTAGCAGTGTGGTGTTTTGAATGTCGCTTCATAGTAGCCTCTTGCCTTTTTGTAAGAGCTTTTTTCTTCATAGGTTTTTTAGCCATTTTTTTCTTTGGCCTACCTACTTTGCTCCCATATGTTCCTTTACCTCTTGGCATAATTTGTCTCCTTAATATTTGACATAGTTTATATTATCATGTTCCGTCATTATCTGGAACACCATACAATAAGTTTGTAAATGCCACATCTAAATTATTATTACTTGCAAAAAAAGCAGTAATCCAACCTTTTGCTATATCATTTGTTACATCTGCTATGTCTACAAATTCACTATCTGATGTATCTACAGTAGAAGGGTTAAAAGCAATCATTTCATCTTCTAGAGTGTAAGTGTTACCACTGCCGTCAGTGTCTGTTCCTACTACTTTAAAATGTACATTGTATACAATACTTTTACCGCCTTCTGTTATTTGTCTGTGATAAATGTTTTTAACCGTTATCTCAGTAGTAAAGGTATGTATGTCTGATACTGTACTATTCCAAGCCATTTGTTATTCTCCTATGAACTAAATTTAATAAACCTAGCATCTGCTCCTCCCATTAATTGAAAATTGCTGTCGCCTTGTGCATATATAAAAATATTAAGAGTTCCTGAGCCTGTGTATCTAAAAGCTAAAGGTATGTTTGAACTATCTTTGCCTGTAGTTAACCTACTATTAGAAATCCATGTCCCTGTTAGATATACAAGCTCGGGTGTAACTAAAATAGCATGAGAAGCACTTTCAGTTATTTTAGTTATATCAGTAAACGTTACACTAGTATCAACATCGTTAGAACTACTTGCACCAAATGTTCCATCAGATATTAAAAAACTAATAGTTTTGATTTGCCCAGCAAAAGATCCTTTGAACACTCTTATGTATCCTGTGTAAAACCCAGCCCCAGAACCTATTTCAGCTACGTGCCTGTAGTTAAGATCATTCTCGTGCCAGTAACCTAACGTGGTGCCCGTTTTTTCTCCGCCATTTGTAGGCAACGTCAAATCAGTTGTGTTTATCTTTGCTGCTGTAATAGTATTAGCACCAATCCTGTCAGCAGATATTGTGCCAGCATTTATCTTGTCAGCACTCAAATCATTTATTTTTGCATTTGTAATTTGGGCGTCTCCAATTTTAGCGGTGGTAATATTTGCATTTGCAATTTTAGCCGTTGTAACTTGTAGATCACCTATCTTGGCTTCTGTAATTTGGGCGTCTCCAATTTTAGCACTTTGAATTGTTCCATCTAAAATACGTGCATTTGTTATAGCCCCATCTTGAATACGTGCGCTGTCTATAAATACTGTACCCCCACTAACTATAAAAGGTGCTACATTAGCGTTAGTTCCATTCCAAATTGCAAACTTATCTGCTTGAAATTGCACAAAAGATTGTGCTCCTGAGCCATTACTGGCGTTAGAACCTATGACCATACCAGCTACTGATTTACTATTGTTAGACTCTGTAGCTACTTGCAATACAAACATTGCATTAAGATCGCCTGTATGACTAGCTGTAGTAGTATTCAGTGTATTAATCGAACTAGTGTTGCCATTAACAGTAGAAGTTAAACTAGTTACAGAAGATGCAGTAGAACTTTGTGCATTTGTAACAGTAACAATGTCAGACTGAGCAGTAGCCATAGCAGCACTTAAAGTGCTGCCTGTAAAACTAGTGCTACCAAAAAGGTTAACTAATGTAGCATCACGCCCCGCTACCCAAGCATTGTTAGCAGCATTTCTTGTGTATACTTGGCCATCATCAGTATCAAACCAGATATCAAAAGCTCCTATAGACGAACCATCTGCTCTCGTGCTAGGTTGGCTAGAAGATTTTATTACGTTAGCAGCTGCTGCTGTTGTAGTAATTAAATTAAACCCGGGCAAATTAGATAATTCTTCTGATAGCTGTTGCATTACAGCCCCTATATTTTCTATTGTTGTGGCTTTTGTACCATTTGTTTGGTTAAATGGCCCCCTTACATTACTAGTGCTTACAAACCTAACCCAATAAAAATAAGTTTGGTCATAGCCTACGGGATCAGTAATAATAAAAGAAGCAGTAGTTGTTATAAGAGTTGCAGTACCTACTTCATCATCTCTTGAACGCCATACCTCTGTAAAAGCATGGTTGCTATATTGAGCAGGGTTCCAATTAACTATTATTTCGGTAAAAGCACCAGAAGCCTCTAACCCTGTAGGAGCAGGGGGTATAGTTAAATCACCAACAGTATCATCGTTAGGTATAAAATCTATAAGACCATTTGGGTCAAACGGTCTTTTGCTTAAACGTTTTGCTAAACCGCTATCTACAAGTTCTCTAAGAGTAATAGCTCTATCTAAAGGATCTCCACGTCTGCCTAGTCGTATTTCTTGTGCTTCTTTCATAGAATTAAGAGTATCTTTTAACTCTCTATCTATTTTGTTAGGGATGTTTTTTAGTGCAGGGACTTTAGTTTTAGACATTAGACAGTCCTCAATTCATCCATTGAATCTCCTACACATATTTCATTAACAATAGTAGCTCCTTCTACTTCTACTGCATATGTTTTATGGACGCTGGCCGGTAAACGTACAACAGGTTCTGTTATAGCCGTTGAACTAAAACTAGGCGTAGTGCCTGTTACAGTAAAAGCATTACCAGAAGAAGCTATAACAGCATTATATATAACACTGCCGTCTCCGTATACTTTTACCCTAACTGGATAAGTTTCTGCATCTACCTTTGCAAAACCCATACTAAGAGGTCTAGGCATAACATATTCTTTTGATTTCCAATTAAATGTTAAATTAGTATTACTACCTTGAAATTTTTTAATCGTGTTGCTTATAATTAAATATAACTGACTGTCGTCCGGATCTGTATGGCCACCACGTATAAGACCACTAGCATCTAAATCTACAAAACTTGTACCATCCGATACTCTTGGGTCAAATATAAACCCCCCATACCCACTACCTGTAGAGTAAAAACCAACATATCTTTCTTCCCACATAAAACCAGTTATAGTTGCGGGATAATAGTTAGCTTGCCACTGGCTAGGAGTTATTATACCTTCTGTTATATTTCTTACCGTTGTACCTTCGGCTGCTATTAAACCATCTGGACTAGCGTATATAACATAAGGCCCCATATCTACCATAGATCTTTTATTTAAGTTTGCATGCGAACTTTCTATACGTATTGCAGTCATTGACTCAGGGCCCGAGCCAGTAATTAAATAGGGCACTCCTTTTGTAGTAGCTAAAATACCATTAGACACTACTTTTATATTTACTATTTCTTCTTCTATTACAAGTCTGTAGTTAGCAGGCCAAGCGTGAGGCAAAAAAGGTTCACTAAAACATATACGTTTACCTGTAAAACCTGCAAATACGCCCCCTGGTAACGCACATAGGCCTTTCATAGGCCCATCTGGGTACAAAGAAGTGTCATCATCTGGTGGTGCAATCCAAGTAGTAGAAGGGATAACTTCAGCTAATTCGTTGTTGTTTGAAGTATCTGCGTATGTAGTTGTAGCAAGAGTTACCTCTGCAACAAACTGAAATGCGGTAGTATTTGAACCAGTGTTAGATCTATAAATACGTTTTTTGGACAAGTTAGTATTTGATTTTGCGCTGCTTGTTTCTAAACTGCTTAAGTTTACAGTTTGGTTATCATCTGTTGTTACTACAGTAGAAGCAGGAGAGGGAGGCCCTTCTTCACCATAAGCAGTTACAAAGGTGTAAACATAAGATGTTTCAAAATCTATATTAGCGTCTGACGGCCCACCAAAGGCTGCACCGTTCGTAACAGACCCTGAAGCCCCACTACTAGTAGCAGAACCACTGGTTTCAACTGTTAATGTAGTAGTGCTTGGCACAGTCACTATTTTAAAATCGCCATTAATCTCATCTGCAGTCAGGCCATTTGTAGCACCAAAACCTGCGAGCGTAACAAATTGACCTACAGCTGTATTATGTACACTAGCTGTTGTTACAGTTATAGTACCAGAACCGCTAGCAGTGGTTACAGTTGCATTTATTTGAGTTGGAGCAGCTACAGCTACGGTTGGAGCAGCTGTTGGAGCTGGTACGCCTAATCTATAAAAAGCATCTGGGTAAGGCGCACTACCTAAAATAATGTCACTTCTACCCATTCTTGGAAAAGATTGCCCTGACCAATAAATCGTGTCGTTAGTGTCCCCGGCAATTGGTCCACGTACGACGTCTACATCTTCATCAAACTGCAACCAACGTTCTGGGCTATCTGTGTATTTAAAAATAGTTTGTTTAGTTGTGTTAGCTAAAGTAGACACACCATTAGAGGGGTCTGTTGTGGAATTGTCTGTTACGGGTACTAAACGACCTGTTTCTAGGTTTACATCCGTTGCAGTTTGAGCAAGGTTATCTGCTAATAACCTAGGAGATATCCTAGGCGCTTTGCCTCCGAATGTATTAAGTTTAAAGTACGCCATAGTTTCATTTTCCAGTATCTAGAACAGAGGCTTGTAGTTCTTTACTCCTTCTTCCTACTTGTGAATACCACCTGCTGTTCTCCATTTCAGCGGCCATTTGTTCCCAATTATGTGATCTACAAGCACTTAACATATTTTTAAAATTAGAAAGTCTCGTGCCACCTAAATTAAAACACATGTTTACTAACACATGTTGAATATTCTCAGGAAGGTTATAAAAAGCTTCTTCAGTGCCAAATATATGTATAGCTTCTGCTAAATGCTTATCAAAGTCATCTTCATAGTACATATCTACTACTTCTTGTGATACTTTTGTACCTACTTCCCAATCATACTCTGGGTCTCCTGGTTGGCATAAATGCCCTACACCAAGAGTTTTAAAACCTAAACTATCTTCGTATATCTTTAAAACTTCGCCTTCATGGCGTTTAATTTCAGCTTTACACTTTTCAATATCCATTCTATTCTTTTTCTATTTTGACATTAGGCTTTATTTTGTCTTCTTTTAATACAGCTTGTAGGTCTTCGGTTAGCTTTGCATTTGCAGCTTGGGCTAATTTAACATCCATCGCTAAGCTATTAAGATTTTGTTGCCCTTTAAATAACACATTAAGACACTCTATTGCTCTAGGCGTTAGATCTGCTATGTCGTATTCTTCTCCGTCAAAATTAATAGTTTTTAGTTCATTCCCATTTTCCATATAATACTCCTTATTAAGTTATGGTTTGTTTAGTATATCCTTAAGAAAAAAGCCTGTCTACGCCGCTCATACCTATGATAAGTATGTAAAGGCCCATTATGTACCTAGTGTACTTAGAATCCATAGCATCAAACTTAGCGTCGCCCTTATCAAGTCTTTTTTCTATATTGTCTACTTGGGTCTCTACTTTTGCTAATGATTCTTTAGTTGTTGTCATTATGAACCTGCTGCTTCGTTAGCTGCTTTTTTTGCATTTTTAATAGTTGTAGTCCAAACAGTTGAAGCTATACCTTGAACGTCTGTGGACTCTCCAGATACATCTGTATCTGTATGCGTCCAAGAACTACCATCATAAGATGATGTTACGCATTCAAGAACTTTTCTATGTAAAGATTTTGATATTTCTACACCATCTTCTTTGATAACTGTAGCTGTTCTTACTTGTATATTTTTATGTTCTCCAACAATTTCTATTTTGTCTTCAATCACTTCTTTTGTTATTGCCATTTTTTTCTCCTATTAAACACTATATGTCATTGTGCCTATTATAGCTATTGAGTTATTATGTGATGCTTCTAATTCACCAACAAGCGTAAAATCAAAATCTTGTTCATTTATATTAAGAAACCTAATTACTGTTGCTGAACCTTGCATAATAGTAGTTGGTGAAGAATCGTTTAAAGTATAAAATCTTATATATACTGGACCTGCTCCAACATTATTACTAGCTGAAGTAAATGGTAGTCCTCCTATTTGCATTTGTGAACCCCCTGAAGGCAATCCGCCAGTAGTTACTATATGGTAACGAACAGTAACAGTATTACCTATTTTTTGATAAATACCAACAGCAGTAGTCAAAGTGCCAAATGTAGGAGTCCAAGTACCTTCTTCATAGTCATCTAATCCATTACTTGTGTTTCCACCTAAATGTATCTGTGTCCCAACAAATATATCTCTAAACCTATGTGAAACTCTACCTAAATCAATGGCATTATCTATTTTTGCACCATTTCTGCAAGGCGATATAAAATTATTACTTGGGTGCATTAGAAGTCCTGATCCACTAGCTGCTCCACCTTGTATAAATAGTGCGTCTCCGCCTTCAGAACCAATACTTCCAACTACTGTGCCATCTTTGTTAATTTCAATAAGATTACCATCATTGGTTGTTCTATTAACTCTCAAAACTCGGTTAGAGTCTGTTGTTATTTCAACAGCAGCACCTTTCTCATACACAAAGCCTTCTGCACTAAATGAGGTAGAATTTTTACCCATTATAACGTTTTCACTAGAATCGATAGTTATAGCTGTTGCATCAGCACTTGAAGATATTCCATCTACTCCACCACCGGCTGTTGCAAATGATAAAGTACCACTACCATCAGTTTTTAAGAATTGGCCATTACTACCGTCAGATACGTTAAGTTGTGTTATACCTACAGCGTTGTCTGCTATTAATTCACTTGGTATTGTTGTTCTTGCCATTATTCAGTCTCCTTTAGTGACTCTACTATTACCTTGCCGTTTTCATCTGTCCAATTAGCGTCTATCATGTGTTGGTCTTGTCTTTCGCCTATTACCAACCAAGAAACTGTTGCAGTTGAGCTATTGTTTTGACAAGTTATTGTTAGAATATTTCCTACTACACTTCCCTTTACATTATCCCAATCTGTTTCATTAGATGTAAATACTTGCACATCTGTATTTAAAGCTACAAAAGTTCCTTCAGACATACCTGCTACAGTATCAATATTAACTGTTGCAGAACCTCCTACTAAATTTACTTTTCCTCTGTAAATTAAATCAGCTTGTGGTCCTTCTATAAATGAATGAACTAGATGATGTGTGTCTTTTTTAGAGTCTAATGGGTGACTAATTTTAAATGAACCTGAAGCTTTAGATAAAGCACCCCCTACTTCTAAATCTCCATTATCTACTATTCTGATTCCCTTATCACCTGATGCATGGTGTGCAATAACAATACCACCTGCACTCTCAGCAAGTATACATACATCGTTTGTGTGTGTTAAACTAGAGAAACCACCAGTAGCAGCATAAGGCACAAACTTAATAACATTACCACCTATACCTGTAAAAGATGCAGCTTGTGTATTTGTTGATCCTGCCTGTACATTTAGAGTAGCATTCATTGTTGTAGTATTGATTCCTACCTTTCCTGAATTATCAATACGCATCCTTTCTGGGATAGAACCTCCTGAACCAGTATAAAAAAGTAAACCACCTTCTGCGTTTGATGCACTACTTGCAATATTTATAACTTGCATACCACCAAGCAAAGCAAAACCAGCAGTACCAACAGTACTTCCAAAAAAAGATGCTGCTCCAGCATTTACTGAGGTAGATGTTGTCTGACCATTAAAGACACCATAACCTGAACCACCCTGTACCCCTAAATATTTAAAAGTACCTCCAAATCCTGTTGTACTTGGTGTTGCTCCAATTCCAACATGACCTGAACTATCAATAAACATTCTGTCGCCAACACCTTCTTGAGTAAATCTCATACCATCAGTTGAAGCGTTAGGTCTTAAAGTAAAGTTATTAGTCTGACTTGGTCTACGCATAGCAATACCATCATTTCCTTCTACTTGTAACATTGAACCAGTAGAAGAAGATGGAGTTCTGCCTATACCAACCAAGCCTGAAGTATCAATACGAATTCTTTCTGTATTGTTAGTTATAAATGCTGTTGCATGATTACTTTCTGTACCAAAATAACCAACAGTATCAGTTGCAGTTATTTCAATATTTAATGTATTTGTAGTATCTGTAATTCTTATAGCTGGATTTGATGCATTAGATAAATGTAATAAAGTTGATGGACTAGTCGTACCAATACCAACTCGTTCACTACTATCAATAGTTATAGCAGTAGCATCAGCACTTGAGCTAATACCTGCAACACCACCTGCTGCATCTTCCCATGCAACACCACTTCCTGTTGAGGTTAAGACTTGACCATCAGAGCCTTGTCCGCCATTAACTTTAAAATTTTGTCCA